TTCGATTTAAAATCATCATTAACAATTGATATACCTTCCGTTTTACTTAACAGCTCCATTAAGCCATCAACCGTTGGATAAATTACGCTGTCAAATTTTTTAAAGTAACGATCTGTAAAACTATCATCTTTATTTCCATCTGCTAATACAATAAATTCTAAATTAGCCCTAATTGAACTAAGTCGCTTATTTGTTCCAAAATCGAAATTGAACCCGCTACTTAACCATATCATAGGATAAGGCTCAGTAGTGTTTTGAATACGTCTAACAAGTTGTTTATAATCTCCTTCTCCATAAGCAACAACCGTCGAGTTGTTATTGTGGTAAAGCTCTATTGATCTATTGATCGTGTCAAACAATATGTTATGAATATTTAAAATCATATTCCGAATTCGTTTTCAGTTTGTAAATTAAAGCACTTAGGTTCAGCTAATAATGGATAAGACTCCTTGTTTTCACTTAGGAATACTAAAAAGCTTACCTCTGAATCCTTATAATAAGTATGTGGATAGCAAAAATCAACACCATAACCGTTATTTAAGCGATTAGGTATTATCCTAAATGGATTATGATGTTTATAATAGTAGTTGGATGAATAACCTCCTTGATACTTAAATACAAACCTATTCCATGCATCCGATAACTTCATTGACATGCTTACGTTATTACCAACCTTAGCCGAGTTCTTAGTATCACCGTTTAAAGTAGTTTTTTGAACTCCATACCTCCAATATTCGCAATAAATATAGTCAGCTAATAGGCTATCTATATTCTTTTCGTTAATCAATCCTTCCCAATAACGTGTAAATGTTTCATCTGTTCCTGGCTTAGTAATTTCATACGTTTTTCCATAAACTATATCTTTATAGTTTTGTGGTGCATTTGGCACTAAACCTGAATCATCAACATACTGCTCAAAATCCTTATACATTTTAATACCAAACGCCTTTCTCAAAACTTCTTTTTCACGTGAATCAATATAGTAGTTCACTTCATTACCTACTGCATCCTCAGTTCTTCCACCTAAATTTGGAATCTCCCTATCTGAATAAGTGTAATATTTTTTATTTGTTAAAGGCATTTGGTATTGTTTATTTTATACTGATTTAAAAGTTATTTCTTAGTTATTACAGTCGCTTTTTTAGGCTCTTCTTTAATAATCTCATACTTTGCACCATGCTTCTCAAAGAATTTTTTTTGAACATCTGTTAATATGACTATTGAATTTTTCTTATGAACTTTCAAAGCTACATCTACCATCTCACCGTCTTTCTCTTCTTTTCTAATAGGAGACGTAATAACCTTGTAAGTTGATCTTTTACTTTTTTCAGCTAATTTTTGAGCAAAATTTTTAAGATTTACTTTAGCTTTGTTTTTATCCTGCGTACTACTCATTTTTTATATTTTTTATAATTATTAATATTACGTTGTAGGGTTTCCAGTTGCTAGTGCTGCTATTACATTAGCAATGGTATCATAACAGAATCCTCTTCTGTCTAATGTCTTGATATATCTTTGGTGGAATTGCTCTAATATAACCGTCAACTCATTGTATATAAATTGCTGATCATACATACCAAATCTAATATCTAAGTCTCCCAATAGTTTTAGAATGAATAATGATAAATCAGCAACTAATATACTTCCATTAGGAATAACATTATCTTGAACTATAACAATCTCTAAACCTGTTGTAGTTCTAATGATGTTGTCAGCCCCTAAAATAAACATGTAGTTGTTTTCGCCATCCTTCTTTTGTAACATGTCGTAATTCCAGTTACTCATAGGTACTAAAGCAGTTTTCGCCATTATGTTCTCTTCTAAGTCATAGTTTGTAGCTGTACCTACTTGGTTAGCCATTGCAATGATAGCATCAAACATGTTAGGGTCTTGAGCAACAAAACCAGGTGGTATTGTAGTTGGGTCAAAAGCTGTAGCGATTGTTAATATACCGTTTTCTGGGCTTGTTTGGTCTCCATTATCAGCGGTTAATATAATGCGTTGTAAATCTAGTCTATACTTAGTAAACAACGCGTTATTAATATATCTTGTAAGTTCATCAAAATCCATCCAAACCTCTTCAGTTGCTTGCATCCTTGCAGCGACTTTGTGACGTCCGTAAAGCGTACTTACCGCCGTTATCTCAATCTCTGCCTTCTCTTCACCTTCTAAGATTTCAATAAAATCATCTTGAAGAGGGGCCCATTCAGTGAAAGAGCTTACCGCTTCTGCTCCCTGTCTAATAGTTATGTAATTGAATATATCCGCTTGCCTATATCTAATTTCACGCTGTTCGTCAGATGTTAAGTATAAATACATGGCTGTACGTGCATCTTCTGGGGTTACTGCTCCAAAAATATTTGTCTGTGTAGTTGGCCCAGCGTTAATCTCGTGCAATCCTTTTAGAGTGAATGACATTTTAGATTTGTCATTGGTAGCACATTCCCTTACTTCATCCATAAAGTTTTTGACACCTCCCATATCTTCAACCTTTTTATTGATTGATTCAGTTGCGATTGCGTGAAGCTTTACGATGTCTTTTTGAGCTTGTGGATTATGAGCAAATGTTTTTCTCAACTCCTTTAAGGTGTCATACTCTTCGGATAAATCATCAAATTTAGCCTTAGTTTCCTCATACTCTTTTTTTAAGTCCTCTTGCTGTTCTTTAATTACTGACTTAATTTCACCTTTTACTTTTTCTTCATTAAGTAAAGGATTTTCTTCTTTTAGCACTTTTAAAATATCTTGTGCTTTTCTTTCTAAATGTTGCTCGTTACCTTCTTGGATAGCTTTCTGCAACGCTTTTTGTTCATCTGTTAATGACATTTTTTTTTAGATTTTAAATGAATTAATAAAATTTTGATCAATTAGAGTGTCAACTGACGGCTCATGTATAATTGTTTTATCAGTGTCTAAAGACGGCTGAAAGTCTATTACTTCTAATGTTGGCGTTATATGATTTGACCCCATTAACACTGCTGAACCTTCTAGATCTTTAGCTTCGTTAACCACCCATAAATACCCCATTTCATCGGCTAACTCTGGATTTGCAGCTTTAGCCTTGTTTTCTATAAAGAAATTGTTTTCTTTTTCATCATCTGGGTCAGCGTACGCAAGTGATATCTTAACGTATTGCAGACCCACGCTGTGCTGCTTAACCTTCCCATTTACATATGCATCAAACATTAATGGATTTGTTTTTCTTTCGAAATTAAATTCGTGTATCAATACTTGAGTTTTAATATCTGAATCCAGCCCTAAATCTGAAAAACTCATGGTTTTAACATACGCATTAGTTTTATCATCTAACAAGTATTTAAAACTCATTTGGTGCTCCTGTAATGATAGTTTCAAAGGGTTTTCTTTAAGGTTTTTAGTCCAAAGACCAGGTAAATGCATATCCATATGGCTATCAATTAAATTAGTTGTGTTAATAGCCGCTTTAACTTTTATACGATCTGTTTTTACATCTATGTTAGGAATAAAGTCCTTTACAATTCCTTTAGATATAGGATTATCAATAATCTTATTACTGTAAGTTTTAAAATCATTTTTTTTGAATTTAGATATAGCAGCTTTATTTTCCCTAAGATGAATCATGAAGTCCTCTTTATTATTAAAGCTTTTATCTGAATATTTTATTCCGTACTTCATTTTTGTACAATTTGTTTATTATCTTTTTCCTTTATCTTTGAGATTAACATTTCTTTTTTCTCTTTTGAAAAATTACTTTCATTAATCTTTTTAATCTTATCCTCTAAGTTTTTCATAATAAATCGTTATATCCTTCGTTCTCCATCCATTTCTTAATGTTCAATTCGCCATCTGGTAACTTAGAATTAGCATCTAAAACCTTGTTTAAAGCATCCATTTTATAAGATAATCCTTTTTGCTTTTCTACATCTTTAAGTTTAGAAACCGAAGGCATATGGTCGTAGCTGCCTACTAATTTAGTCCCTCTCTCTTCGAAGTACCCTTTGTTTTTAGCCATTAAGCTCATTAACCACTTGTCAGTTATACCTTTTGGAACTATCTCTATAAACCTAGCCTCTGCGAATTGTTGATTTTCGTATGTTGAACCTCTAGTAATTCCACTTACTGCATTTAGTATATCGCTTGGCACATGATATAATGCGCTCATGTTCTCTTTTGAATTGTTTTGGTTCTCAATCATTAAGAGTTTTTTAGCATTCACAGTCATATCAATCCATTTAAGATTCTCATTTGATGCTATTATAGCTTTACCGTTAACCTTTGTGCCGTAACTACCTTTCCCGCTTAACTTTTCTTCAATATCGTTTTTTTGGTTTTTACCTAAAGAAGCACCTGGATTTTGATTTCCGTTGTGATCTCTACTAACAATACC